CCGACGCTCAGCGAGCTTATCGCCTGCAGCAAATGGCCCAGAAATACTCGGCGATCGAGGCGAATTTGGATGAGGAACTTGAGCGAGTGCTGTACTCGGCTGGTTCCCAAATGACCGACGATGAATTCAACGCACATTGCCAGACGATCGAGCGGTATGCAGCGCAGTCCTCTCCCCCCAAGGGAATGATTCCTGACGGCGAAGTGCCAAGTAAAGATGCATCGAAGGAGCGATATTCTCAGGAATTCAACAACGAAGTCGTCAGGCGATGCACCGCAGCGTTGAACACCGGAAAAGTGAGAAACTACGACGAAGTCGCTGACGAGCTTGCCAAGGAGCGAGGAATCACCGCAGCGTAAACCACCTCGGCAATTAACCAATTAAAACTTTCACGGCAAATTTTTAATAGTAAGGCATTCCAATGCAATCGTCCCAGAAATCATTCGTCGCGTCGGCCAATGTGCGGACTTCGCGATTCGTAAGGCTAAGCGGTGAGAACAAGATGGCTGAAGCTGCGGCCAATGCCGTTGCTTACGGCGTTTCGCACGAAGGCACTGTGGATCCACCGATCCCAACAATGACCGATCGTTTTGCAGCTCGGACGGGAATGGAAATGCTCGTTTACGGGCCTGGCGATACGTGCGAAATCGAGGCGGGCGACGTAATTGATTGCGCGGCTGGTCCAGTGTTTTTAAAGCCTGACGCTCAAGGGAGAGCGGTTGCTTGCACCAACGGTCAGCACTATTCCGCAGAAGCCCATACGTCGGCATCGGCCGCTGGCCAGAAGGTCAAGGCGACAATTGTTCGCGGCGTTGCAGTTGTAGCATAGTCCTTTAGCTTCAACTCAAGTAATTAGTTTCAGTTTAATTTTTTCTACTTTGTGTAGGTGACCGAACAACGGAACTGACACACGCATTGGAGATTTGCGTATGTCTGCTCTTCCTGGCGGTTCAAACACCTACGTCCGCAGCTATGCTGCTTCTGGAAAATTGAAGGTTGAATTTTCTCGGAACCCGAGCAAGTTCGATCTTCACAATTACGCTCAACTCAAGACCGTCGAAAAGGACGAAGGCTATTACCTGCGGATCAACGCGGAGCAAGCTGGTCGACTGGTCGGTGGGGAGCTAACTGAAACCGTTTGGGCTGATGGCGCTGATCGCCCAGAGCACAACGATGGCACCGAGCAATTCGCTTGGCTGCCATACCGCACCCAGCGACATGCATTCCCCTTCAAGCTTGGGCAAAAGGCCAAGGAGCAAGCCGACTGGGATATCACCGGGACCCATGGTGCTATCGCAGCTCAGCGGGCAATGACCAGTCGCACTCGCATGGCGGTCAAAGCGTTGACCACCACGGGCAACTGGGATGCTTCGCACATTTCTCCGGTTGCGTCTATTCCCGGCAATACGGGCCCTTGGGACGTTTCCACTGTTGCTAGACAAGACATTAAGCGATCGTTGTTCTACGGCTGTGAATTGATCGAGCTTGATACCCTGGCGGCCGTCGATCCAAGCCAGCTTCACATTGTGATGAGCCCGAACACGGCGAAGAAAATCTCGATCACTCAAGAGATCGTTGATCATATCAAGGGCTCGCCAGACGCCTACGCTCAAGTTGTCGGCAAGGAAGGCAAGTTCCATAAGTATGGGCTCCCAGACAAGCTGTATGGCTTCGAAATCTCAATTGAGCGAGCCGTGATGGTCACCAGCCGACGTGGAGCTGCTTCTGCAGTCAAGTCACGAGTCATGCCAGACGGCAGTGTTTTCATGCTGTCGAAAGTCGGCGAACTCGGAAGCGAGCACGAGGGACCAGAGTTCTCGACACTGACGATCTTCGCTTACGAAGAAATGAGCGTTGAATCGAAAGATGACGCTGACAATCGTCGTCACCTGGGGAGCGTAGTCGATGACGCATGCGCAGTGATTACCGCTCCGTCTACTGGCTTTTGGTTTCAAAACGTCTTGACCTAAGAGATCATTCCCACCGATGTCCTTTGCTTCAGCTAATGACCTAGTCGAGCGTTACGACTATCGCCTAATTGGCGATCTGTGTTCTGACGAAATGTCGGAATTGACGCTTGGGCAGGTCTTGGCTGAGGCAAAGGTATCATCGGCGCTAAATGACGGAGCCGGAGAGATTCTGGTCTGCCTGCAATCGGGCGGCAACTACGACGAGAGCGACCTTGAAGAACTAGACGGCCTGAATCAATCACATTTGATTCGCGTCAATTGCGACATCGCGATGGCGAATTTGATTCAGCGACGGCCAAACAAGGTAAATGTCGAAGTGGCAGAGAAGATTTGCGAGAAAGCCCGTGAACATCTGAATCGACTGCGAAAAGGCGAAAACATTTTCGGCATTCCAGCCAAGGTGGAAGCCGGAAACTTGAGTGTGTCCCACATGAGCTCGGTCCAGATTGAAAGCCTCAATCTGATACCTGACAGGATGCAGCGATATTTTCCTGGTCAAGAACAACGACAGAGGGGAGCTTGGTAAGCCGTGGCTGATTACATCGTAGTGCCTGGAAAAATCGACATCTATGTCGCATGCAATTTTGCGTACACCATCGGTGGTTTAAACGTTACTGCGGGGACCCTAAGGAAGCTTGGCGAATCAGCGGACGAAATTCACATCCAAATGGAACAGATGAATTACCCTGTTCCTGGTGATCGCAATGGTGGTCGAGCTGGTGATCCGATCGAAGAACAGTTCATGTCGATGAAGGCGTCTACAAATTTGGAACTGTCCGTGTTTGATCCAGAGGTCGCGAACGCACTGCTTCGGGCCGGAGGTCTGTTATCGACAGCCGGATTGATACCACAATCGACTATCGGTGGTTTCCTTCGCCGAGATCATTCTTATCGGTTCGCGTTTGATTGCACGATTGATGCTGCAAGGTCCAGGAACTTTCCGTGCACCATTGTTCAGCAAGGCCATATCCTCGGCGGTGGGACGAAATTTGAAATGTTTCGATGTTCGCTATCGATGCATCGCGCTCCTCCAGGGCATTGGATTTCTGGCATGGAAGGCGTGTTATTCAATAGCGATGTGGAGTAGGTCAACTACGTAGCGACTTTTTCTAAGTACCGATCATTTAGTAATGGAGCAACCAATGCAAGCACTGATTCAGTCGAAACGTTTCTGGATGGCCGTTGCAGGATTAGCCACTGTCGTTCTTGGTGATCGCCTGCCCTTCAATGAGGCACAGATCACCGACATCGTCATGGTGATCGCAGCCTGGATCGTGGGCGATTCTCTGAGACAGACCGATCCTGCCAAGCCATGAGACTTTCACTCCGAAAGAGAAAGTTGGCTCGGTCGCATGCTCGCGACTGCTATCTTGAAACCAAAGATGAAGAGCGGTTCAAGGAGCTAATGGCCAAGCGTCTTGAGCCATACGGTCTTGATCCGGCAACGATTGCGACGTTGATCATCTATGCGATCAAGCTATGGCTCTGGTGGAAGCAAAAGAAAACCAAAGACCCGGGCGTGAGCCCGATGCGAGGGGAGCCGCGAGAGTGATGCGAAAGACTAAGGCGGATCTTGAGAAGGAAGTTGAGTTCCTACAGGGTAAATTGATCGAGTGCGAGTCTCGCAGGATCAGAGAAGAGGACCCTGTTACGACAACGTTCTTTCAGCAATGGGGGCCGGCGCTCCTGTTGGCTGCAGCGATCGGGGCGTTTGTCTATTTCCAGCGTGGTGGCAATGTGGACCCTCCAGGGCCAAGCCCGGAGCCTACGCAAACTATCGAGTCAGTGACGGAAACCATATTCCCTGAAATGCAGAAGGGGTATTCCGAGACGTTCATTCAGGCGGCCGATCAAGTCAAGTCCGGGAAAATCAAGACGGATAAGGAGCTGTTTGATTTTGTTCAGCCAGCGCTGGTTGGGTTGCGACTTGAGAAGCAACGGCCATTCGATCAGATTTTCCAGTTGTCGCTTCCGAGGGGTGATGACGGATCGTTTGCTGGAAAGGAAGCCGAAGTGGAAGGCTATTTGAGAAGGATCGCCAAATCATGGTAGCGATGAAGGACGGTACATTCACTGGCTATGCGATCGAGCTCGAGGATCGAGAGAACCTAGCTGCGACTCAGGTCTACGCTGATGGCTTGATGATGGGGGATCTGCCTCCACGAATGGACCCAAGAAACAGCCCGCTTGGTACGCAGGGCTTCATTCGAGTGGAAAATCAGGGATCGGTGGGAGCCTGTCAAGGATTCAGTTTGAATTGCTGTGGCGAGTTCGCTTATGCGTTCGCCACGGGTGATGTCATTCAGCTCGACAATATGTACGCCTACATTGCCAGTCAAGTAGAGTCTGGCATCAACGGTGACAGAGGCGCAACATTGGATGGTGGCACTCGGGCATTCCTGAAGGGCATTCCACGCGAGACAGAGCCGTATCGACCGGTCTATCCGGGCAGGGCTTACTTAACTCCGGAAAGGCGAGCCGCTGCCGTCTACAAGCTGAGAAGCCACACCAAGATGGAATCAGCGGATCAGATCAAACAGTTCATCGGCTCTGGGGTCGGCATTGTCCAGCTCGGTATCGCTTGGGGCAATTCGATGAACCCGGACGGGCAAGGGTGCATCCGATCGTTCTCTCCTGGAGGTGGCGGTCATGCTATCGTGTTCTGCGGATATGTCCCAGATGGCGACATTGGGCAAAACTCGGGTAGTGGCTACTGGCTATTGCTGAAAAACAGTTGGTCCGAGCGCTGGGGCAAGCGTGGCTATGCGTATGTTTCACCTCGGGCCGTGGATCAGATGCTCAAGCACCGATGGACGGTGATGTATGGGCGGAGCGATATGGATCATCCCAAGCCGCGGCCGATCAAGGTTGATTTTACGAAGCAGTCTATCTTGGGCTGAGCGATGAAACAATTTGGACCGTCTATCCTGGTTGTCGTTGTTTTCGTGTGTTACGAAATCGGCATTGGTGTTAGGTGGGCCAGACAGGAGTGGGAGAGTGCAAAAGGGTCGCTACGTCAGAGCCAAGATAAGGTTGAGCAATTGGCTGACCAGGCGATCGCAACGACGCAGAAGCTCCAATCTGTTTTGGAGCGGATCAACAA